CAGGGCTTCTACGCGATGCCGGGTTGAACTTCTTTATCGCAGGTGAATGTTATCTAGTCCAGGAGCGTAAGTACTCCTACGGCGAAATCCATGACAAGTGGCAGATTCGTTCTGTCAGCGAGTTGATCGTTGAAAAGACCAAGACGGGTGAAGCTCTTAGCATCAAGCCACGTCGTGACTCCTTAAAAGAAGACTACATTCAAATCCATGATGGCGCTTTCTGCGGTCGTATGTGGAGAAACCACCCTCGTTACTCCGATGAAGCTGATTCATCAATCCGTGGTATCCTTGAAGAGCTAGAAGAGCTCCTATTGGCTAACCGAGATGCCCGCATGGCAGCACGTACACGTCTACCTGCGGGTATTCTTGGTGTGCCGGACGATTTCGATGCTGTTTACCAATCTGATGGTGATCTTTACGATGAAGATGAAATTGCCGGAGACCTAGACACAACAGCAGATTATGCTGACGAAACCCATGATTCATTCCAAGAAACTTTGATGAATGCTTTGATGGCTCCTATTTCTGACGAAAATGCTGCAGAGGGTCTTACTCCTGTTCTTATTCGCGGACCTAAAGAAGCTATTGCAGCAATTCGCCACATTTCACTTGAGCGTAAACTTGATCCTGCAGCTCTTGAACGTACGAAGGAAGTTCTTGACCGTATTCTTAATGGTCTAGACGTTCCTAAAGATGTTGTAACGGGTCTCGCATCCGTTAAATACTCAAACGCTGTGATGATTGATGAGTCTCTCTACAAGGCCCACATCGAACCTCTACTCCTAATGATTGTGGACCAGTTGACTGAGGTCTTCTACCGTCCATGGTTGAAGAGTGAAGGTGTCGATCCAAAAATTGTCAAAAAGAGCGCTTTGTGGTATGATTCTTCTGCAATCACTTTAAAGCCATCATCTGCTGAAGCAGCTTCAGACGGTTTCGAAAAAGGAATCCTCAGTGCGAAAGCGTGGAGACGCTCACATGGTTTCCCAGAGTCTGATGCACCAACGCAGAACGAAATGGCTTGGAAGCTTGCGCAGGACCAGGGCTTGATTAGTGAACCAATCATGGAAGCTCTTATCAAGTTCAACATTCCTGAGCTTTACGAAATGGCTCGCGCTGCTGAAATGAAGAACACAGCTCCTGAAGACCAAGAAGCTTTGTCTGAAGCGATCGGAACCGAGACGACAGAAGACACAACAACAAGTCCAGAAGAAACTCCTACAGATTTGGTTGAACCCTAATGGCATGGAAGAAAGAATCTACAGCATCACGCCGAGCGCGTGTTGCTAAACAGCTCCGTGATAAGCACGGTAAGTGGATTGAGATGGGCGGTGGTGTCAAGTGGTTCAAGAACGGCTCTTGGCACAATGGAACCGCCTCTGCCTTCAAAGGCAACAATGTAGTAGTAACAATGAAAGACGGGTCTGAACAACTCGTCAACCACCGCGAAATCGAACCGATTCGCGCAAAAGCAAGCCTCAAGCCCTCAAAGCCTGAAGGTTCTGTTCAAGCCAAGAAAGCTGCTGGTAAAGCTTCAAAGGAACAAATCATTGTTAAAGACAATGATCCTGACAAGCGCCTAACCTCCAATGCTTCAGACCTTGAAGAAGGCGATGAAGTTTACGCCGCAGGCGAAAGTCATTCAAAGCGCTTCTCAATGGACAACAAAGAAGCCGAGTACAAGGAAGAAGCTGGATTCAAGGTAGGCCTTGATTCTAACGGAGAGCCTGAACGAGCTCGCGTTGTTGACACGTCCGGTGACAAAGTCGTTCTTGAGGATTCAAACGGCAAGCGTTACGAAATTCCCAAGACTGACAACGTCCTTATCGATGATGAGGAAATGGATGCAGCTCTTCAAAACGCTGACGACAACGATGAAGTTCCAGATGATGTCGACGACTTCGACGTAAAGTCCGTCAATCCTAAAGACCTGAACATTCCTGAAGGAGCTATTGCAGCTTACAACAAGGGTGTTGCGGCTTCCAAGGGTTACGATATGGAGAAAGCTGAAAAGAGCTTTGAAGCCAAGAATGGCGAAGAGTTCACGGACGACTGGGATCTTGGCTGGCTAGATGGTCCGCATATTCGTGACAAAGCTCGTGATAAGTTCCAAGGACTTTACCACAAGTACGCTCAGCTAAACGGTTCTCAGAAGAAGGAAGAAACAGAAACACCAAAAGCTGAACTTCCAAAAGACGAAGTTCATCTTCCTCTCGATGGTCTTGATTTGTCTGATGAAGACAAGAAGCGCATCAATGAGGCTAAAACTGGTGAGGAAGCTCTAAAGGCTCTTAAAGATTCTGAAGCTGGTGAATACCTTGCAATTGCTCGTCAGAACAAGAACAAGGAATTTGTCGATGCGTACCGTAAAGCGGTCAACGACATCAACGACAAGCATCAAGTTGTAGAGAAAAAAGAAACCGAAGCTCCTGCAGCTGAAGAAAAGAAATCAGCTGGAACTCCTGTTGAAGCTATTGAGAAGTCTGTTGCCAATCTTTCAGATGACCTGAAGGAAATTGACAGTAACGAACTTGACGAAGACGCTGAGTCTGCAGCTCTTGCTGATGCCGCTTACGACGTCAAGAACGACAATGGCGAAGAGTTCCTTCTAACCGGTTCTCGTAACGAAGATGGCGACTGGCAAGTCGATGTTAGTGACTCCGATGGAAATGTTATCGGTTCGCATAATCCGAAGGATGCTGGGAGTTCACAGAAGCTTGCCCAGGCTATTCAAGATAGCATCAATAGTAATCAATCATCTAAAGATTCTGACGCGCCCACAGAGGAACCTGAGGCTCCTGCTGAGAAGCCAAAGAACACCGATGCAGAGAATATCAAGTCTTACAAGGTTTCTGGCTACTACGGAGTAAATGAAGCACTTCATAACAATGATGAGCTAACTCCTGCACAAGAAGCGATGAAGGAATCTCTTGACAAGGCGATCGAAGCATCTGACGTTACAGATGTTCCTAAGCTATATCGCGGAGTTTCTTCTCACCTCACAGAGAACCTAAAGCCTGGCGACGTAGTTGATTTCGCTGGATTCATGTCAACATCTTCTGATAAAGACGTTGCTGAAGAGTTCGCAAAAGAAATGGTTGATCCTGAAGGTAATGGAGCTCTAATCGAGTTCGATACTCCGGAATCTTTCAAAGCTCTTGATATGAAAACTCTTGGAGAAGAAGAAAATACTTTCGATGAGAAAGAGTTTATTCTTCCGCGTGGATCGAAGTACGAGATTGAGAGTGTCTCTGAAGTCGGTGAAGACGGCATTCAGCATGTGAAGGCTAAGCTTCTTAGTTCTTCTGATGAATCTAAAACGGATAAGTCAGAAGAGATGGGTGATGCACCTGAATCTTCTGAAGAAGGGCAGAGCGAAGCTAATCCTGAATCTGAATCTTCAAAGGAACTTGATTCTCTAAAGGGCATCGGATTCTCAGATGAGGACGTCGAAGCGATTAAATCCGCTAAAGACGAAACCGAAGCTCGTAAGCTGTTCTTCCAAAGCCCTTCAGGTAAGAAAGCTAATCAAGAGAATCTTGAGCGTCAGCAGCGTGACAAGGAAGACAAACTCACAACTGAGGACCTTGACGATCAGGAAGCTTACGATAAAGCTTCAAAGGAATTTGAAGACTTCGTTCAAGCTAACCACAAAACTGGTAAGCCTGAGGCTGATAAAAAACTAGCCGAAGACCTTAAAGAACGCGCAGAGATTGACACTGAGCACACGCCTGAGGGTCAAGATGCGAAGGCTAAGAATACTGTTGAGCAGATGAAGGACCGTAAAGACGGAGCTTCAGATGAAAAGAAACTCGCAGAGCTTGATCGTAAGATCACTGGCGCTGAGAAGATGCTCAAGACAACTAAAGATGAGAAGCTGAAGAAGCGCATCGAAAGTGATATTGAGCGTTTCAAGTCTGAAAAGGAAGAGCTTTCTAAGCCTAAGGCTGAAGAGGCTCCAGCATCTGATGAAATCCCAGCGGCTCCAGCTTCTCCTCAAGGTTCTGATTACTCAGTACCTGAAGGTGGTGTTACTCCTTTAAAGGATAAGCTTTCTCAGAACGATCAAAAGCGTGTTGAATTCCTTAAAGCAGGAGATAAGTTTCTTGGTGAACGAAGTGAAACTGGCGGCTTCCGTCCGGTTGGTGCTACGCAAACTCGCGCTAATCCAGATGGTCACACTTGGGAAGTAACTGACGTCAAGAAAGAAGGAATGGGTGGTGCACAGACAACTGTAACCGCCAAGAATTCTTCTGGTGAAGAAGTCTCCTTCACGGCTGGTGTAGGTGAACGCAAAAAGAATATTGTTCTTGATACTCCTGGTGCTCGTAAAACTTTAGGACTTGGTTCTCCTGAAAAGGGAGTAGAGAAAGAAGAAAAAGATGCTGACGATTCAGATCGAGTTTCTAGCGATGCTCGAAGCACTGTTGATGAAGCTACAGCCGACGCACAAGAAGAGCTAGCTGACGGTAAGACATGGGAAGACCTAAAAGACCGTGTCTGGCCAGTTGAAAACTCTGACGGTGAATACGTAGCCGTTGGTGCGCGAAGCACTGAAGAAGATAAATTCCTTGGTCATTATGACAAGGATGATGAAGAATTAGATACATTCCCATTTGAAGGTGGAAACGATGACAGAGAACAATCTGAAGCCGAAGGAGAATCCGACGGAGGATCAGGAGATGGTGACAGCGGAGGACCTGATGTTTCCGACTCTGACTCCGGAACAAAATCTGGCGATGGAGAGACAAGTTACCCTCGAGGACTAGAAGTTGATGTTCCTCAAGAGGAATACGACGAGAAGCTTTACAGCATTTTCGGAGATGATAAAGGCGAAAGCGCTGCAGATGGCGCTCGTGCAGAATTCTCTGATGGTTACTCGGTTCTAAAGGAAGAACTTCAAGACGGTACAGATCGTTACAAACTCTACATTAAAGATGAAGAGGATCACACTGTAGCATTCTTCTGGCCTCAAAAGCTAGGTGAAAACTACAACGAACGTCTTAGAGCTCTTACGAACTCTCATAAGAAGATGCGTCGTCTAAATCTTTCTGATGAAAATTCTGATGACCGTCGAGCTAACGACATCTCTAAAGATGATGCGCGTATGGCCTCAGTTGGAACACAACTTTCAGACGATGACGGTAACACATTCACCAAGATCGGTCCCACAACTTGGGCGCGAAACCTTGATGATAAGGATAGCGAACTTGCTGAAGTTTCTCCTCTCCGCCCAGAAGATAGAAAGTGGAATTATTCACACGATATCGATGATCGTCGTGAAAATAATCTAGACAAACTATCAGAAGACGAACTTCGTCAACGCATTAGTGAGTTTGACCGCAATATTCGAGACGTTGTTCGTCGTGAAGGAGAGATTCAAGACGCTGACCGTTACGGTAAGCGCATCACTCCTCAAATGATTGATGAACACCAGCGTAAACGCTATGAATCTTACGCCATCCACACAGGTGCAAAAGATTACTCAGATGAGTTGTGGAAGCGTATGCGTGAATCCGGTGAAGATAATTCACCTATTGACACAGGCGATTTCAATCCAAATAACGGTTCTGAAATTCCTAACACGGATCGTAATGATTCAATGCTTCCTGAAGTTTGGTTCAAACTTCGTAATGAGTACGTAGGAATTGATTCCAAAACGGTTGCAATGAACTCTGAATTGCGTAACAGTGATAATCCTAGCCGAGCTGCTAAAGCTTGGGGAACTAAGATGGACAAATGGGCAAACAGCGGTGAACTTGCCGATGATTATGAATTGTTCAGAAGTGTTCTAGCGAGCCCTGATCGTGCCGCTGAATACAAGCCTGGCGCTCTTATCGAGGATAAGGGAATTATGTCTGTTGGTGACCAAATGGAAACGGCTATCACATATCTAGCAGCTCGTTCTCCTAGAACCGCGGGTAAGATTCCGGTGCTTTTGACCATTGAAGGTCGCAAAGGTACTCCGATGATTGCCGCTGAAGGCGGATCAGACGAACTTGTTCTTCCGCGAGGGTCAAAGCTATTCGTTTCTAGCGTTAAAGACGACGAGATGGGTGTTCGTCACGTTCGTGCAGTTCTTAATCCATCTGAGGCAGAAATTGCTGAATGGACTGGAAAGAAAGCTGAACCTTCTTCAGAAGCTCCTGAGGTCGCACCTGAAGCACCTTCAACTCCTGATGTAGAAGCACCAACCTCACCTGAGGCCGAAGCTCCTGCAGCTAAACCAGGATTCAAAGCAGTTGAAGGATTTGCTGCCGGTGACCGCGTCTTCCACCCGAAGCATGGTGCTGGTGAAATTGTTCGTCGTGAATCAAACGGTCAATATGCTCGTATTAAGTTCGATGATTCTGGTAAGATCATGGGTATCTCGCTTACTAAGGTAACTGCAGGCGATTCAGCTCCTGATACTCCTGCTAAGACAACTACGCCTAAGACTCCTGCGGCTCGTAAGGAAGTTCCACTGAAGAGTGGTTCAACCGCTGAAGCTGAAGGATGGTCTGTTGGAGAAGCTGTTACTCACGGTAAGCATGGAGCTGGAAAGATTGCTCGTCTCGAAGGAAATGGCGAGTATGCTCGAGTTCAATTCGATAGTCTACCTGAAGGTACGCTAAAGGGTATCAAGCTTTCTCAGCTTGGACGCAACGGTGAATCTAAGACAACTCCTCCAGTTTCTGAAATTGGAGACTTCAAGGTTGATGGCCGTGTTACTCACAAGGGTAACAAGGGTGAAGGTACGATTAAGAAGATCAGCGAAGATGGAACATTCGCGCTTATCGAGTTCGACAACGAATCAGGTAAGCTACGAGGAATCCGCTTCAGTCGTCTGAACAGCGGTGTTGGATCATTCAAGGACCCTGACACTAAGGTTGAACCAAAAGATCGTAAGAAGGATGAGTCTGATATTGTAGACCCATCCACAAAGATCGAGGATCCAAAGTCTGGTTCTAAGAGTGCTGAAAATGCTCAGCCTAAGCTTTACGTAGGTGCTGTCATTGTTCACGCTCAACTAGGTCGAGGACGCGTTGTTAAGGTTGGCGCAGGAAAGAACCCTGTTATCCAGATTGTCTTTGACAACGATCCTACAGGAAAGCCACGTAGCCTTGCTACAGCTCGTCTGAAGGATATTGCAATCGAACCGAAAAAACAAAGCTAGAATTAATCTAGCATAGAGGGTGTCTCTATTCAAAACAATGGAGACACCCTCGCCCTCTCCTCTTAGAAAGAAATAAAAATGGCTCTTACGCTTACAGTTGATGACAAAGGTTCCGTTCTAGAACTTATCGAAGAATCTGCAGAAGGTCTTCTAGTCCGTGAAAACGGCGAATGGGTAGACGTAAATACAGATGATGAGAATCCAACTATCTTCGAACAAGAATGGATTGATGTTTCTGACGATATCGTAGACTTCTGGGATGAAGCTCAGAGTAAAGATGAAGATGTCGCTAAAGAAGATATTGAACAATTCCGCGCTTAAAAGTTTTAATTGTATAATAGAATAAGTTTTTTGTAATGTAACGCAAATGTGGAAGAGTAATTAATGGTACGCATTTCTAGAGTTTCGCGTTCTGGAGACAAGGTAATCCTAAAGTCTTCTGCAGGATATGGAATTTTCTCAACGACGTCCGATGATGTTGTTGCAGGAGATTTCGAATCACTCGTTGCATCAGGGTCTTGGCGTCGTCCTATTGAGGGCGACGCTGAGGCGTTTGCAGCACAGATTGACCTAGCAGATGGCGCTATTGTGGCGTCAACTGCACCTAAAGCAGAGAAGCCTCGACTTTATCGAGCTCCTAAGAACGTTCGTCAGGAAATTGCTACAGCTCTTAAAGAGTTCTCAGCGCTTATTCCTGATTCCGACCGCGAGATCGCTTCTCGTATTTCTCAAGGACCAGTTTCAAAGAGCGACATCGAATGGATGTACACGTTCTTCAGTCAAGTAGATAAAGCCCTTCAGCTCCGTGGTGGAAAATACGGTAAGAGATGGGCAGAAAAGATTTGCGCTGTTGTCGATCCTATGACAGCCTCTGTATCGCCTTTTGACGATGAGGAACTGTACTACTATGGCATTAGCGATACACCGCTATCCAAGGACATCCTGGCACTTGTAGCAGTTGATCCAGCCACTCAGCAAGTATTTGATTGGGTAATGGGTGAATGGGTGCTGTCAGAGAATGAATCTCTCGCAGACATTGACGAGCCATATATTCTTCCGCTAGACGGAGAAACTGCAGCTGGTGTCGCTACATGGTTGAACCAACAACCTGAAGAAAATCCGTTTGGCTACAACGTATACGATCATGACTACGTTGAACGTAATCTATTCGAGCTCGCAGCTCCTGAAATTGATTTCGAAGAACTTGATCGCATTGCTGCTGTTGTTGCGGACGCAACTGGATATTCTGCCCCAGAACGAAGTGTTAACGCTAAGCGTCAAAATCGTGGACCTGGTGGCAAATTCGGCGGCGGTTCAAATCCTCCAAGTAAACACCTAACGACCTTTAATAAGGCGCGACTTCCTAATGAGCTTCCTCTCGTTGAAAGTCCTGCAGACCGTATCAATGAATGGCTTGCAGAGTTTGCGACTGTAACCGCGTCTGCAGCTACAACGTCAGATGCAATGTATTTCGCTATTGTGGACGAAGTCGATAAAACCGCCGTAATGGATGTAGTCGCAATTCGTCGTACTGCTGAGGATACTCCCGAAGCTTACGTTCGTCGTGAAGGCGAATGGCAGCTAGATAATGACGTATTAGCAGACCTTCGTGGATCAACTCCGCCTCCTGTAGTTGAAATTGATACTGAAGAAACAGTAAAAACGGTTCTTGCTCAAATCGATGCTGATGAGGGTGTTTCTGAAGAAACTCCTGACGATGTGTCTTCTTCTGAATCTATTAAGCAATTGTCAACTGGATTCTCTTTTGCAGATGGTTCTCTCGAGATTCGCAATGCTAAACAACTTAAAGAAGCAGTCGATGAAGTTGGTCTTACAGCTTCAATCGAGCAGATCGCGCACATTCGTAAACGAGCAAAAGCTCTTAATCGTCTAGACGTTGTTCCTGAGGATTGGAGAAAACCTTCGATTGTTGATGAAGGTATTCTAGCATCTGCAGTATCTCCTCTTTTCGGTGAATACGGCGAAATCGTTGCTGCAGGTATCCCAGGAGTCGCAGATGCTCCTTCAGACTTCGCAGCTGTAGCGCGTCTAAGAAACTATTGGACTCGTGGTAAAGGTGCTCTGAAGATTCGCTGGGGTACTCCTGGTGATTTGACTAGAGCTCATCGTTACCTGGCAAAGTACGTAGGACCTGGCCGAGCATGGGGACTCGCTCAAAAGTGGCACCAGAGTCTTTACGGTGTCTCTAACACAACTCACGACAAAGCTACAGGGCAATATCGTCCTCGTAGACGAAAGAGATAATTATGAAAATCCCTGCTATTGTCGATGAATCCTACCTCTTGTCAGATGCGTTCGCAGAGAAAATGATTCATCTCGCTAATGAATCAGCTATCATTGCTTCGGCAATGGAGCCGATTGTTGCATCTGTTGATGAAGTTTCAGAAGGTGCAAGCTTTACAATTCCTATGCTGATTCCAGAAGAAGTTGAATCTGGCGATCGTAGAATTTTTGAAGACGAATCTCTCGTAACTCGAATGCTTCCAATGTCTCTACTTTGGCAGATCAAAACAGGAGACGGTCACGATGGTTCTGTTATTGTCGGTCGTATCGACTCTATTGAACGCGTTGAAGGCGGACTTGGTAATGCTAAAGGAGTCTTCGATGTTGGAGGAGTCTGGGGACGTGAAGCTCTTCGCCTAGTCCGCGGACAATTCCTTCGTGGAGTTTCAGTTGACCTTGATCAGTTCAAGGGAACGTCTATAAATGAAGTCGAAAAAGCTGATGAGCTTTCCGATAAAACGGATCCAAATGAAGAAGTCATTGAATCTAAAAAGATCGTCGTAAGCAATGCACGCGTCATGGCAGCGACATTAGTACCTAAACCTGCCTTTGAGGAGTGCATTATTATGCTTGACAAAGAAACTTCAATGTTCGACGAAAGTGACCTAGACGTTGCTGACGGACTTTATGAAGAAGAATTTGACGACCTAGAAACTCAATACGCCGCTCTTGCCGCATCTGCAGCGCCTATGTTCCCACCCCGCGATTGGTTCACTAATCCTCATCTGAGTAAGCCAACTCCTATTGAAGTTGACGATGATGGGCGAGTTTATGGCCACATCGCTACATGGAAAACAAGCCACATCGGTCTGGCAAAAGATACTCGTCCGCCTCGTTCATCTTCTAAGTACGCGTATTTCCGCACAGGTGTAGTTCGTACAGATGATGGCACAGATGTTCCTGTAGGGCAAATCACTCTCGCAGGTGGACACGCTTCAATGCAAGCTTCAGCTCGTGACGCTGTAAAGCACTACGATGATACTGCATCAGCTCTCGTGGACGTAACTGCTGGTGAAGATGCTCATGGTATCTGGGTAGCAGGAGCCCTGCGTCCAGATGCTACTCCACTCCAAGTCCGTGCTCTTCGTGCCTCTGCACCATCAGGTGACTGGCGACCAATTAATGGTAAGCTTGAACTTGTAGCTGTTTGCCAGGTAAATGTTCCTGGATTCCCAACAGCTCGTGCAATGGTTGCGGGTGGACAGATTACTGCTCTTGTTGCTGCAGGTGCTTCTGATCTTGCAGAACTCCGTGAATCAAAGCTTACTACGTTGGAAAAGCGTCTAGATGCTATTGAGCAAGCAGAACTAGCTGCTCAGGTTGCAGATGAAATTGCGTTGATGCGTGAAGCTAATGCTGAGAATATTAAAGCAATGGCTGCATCAGCTGCTAGAATTCGTGAAGAAATCTTTGCAGATACTGTAAACGATCTAAGAAGTGCATTTCTAGACTAAATAATTAGAAAAGCCTCATATCTTCGGATATGAGGCTTTTCTTAGTTTAAGGTAAAAGTTTTTGCATACACACCTTACATGCGTTGTATAATTATTTATGAGCGATTCGCTGACCAAGGCGCCATCCCTCCTGCCGAAAAGACACGTTTAATGTTAGATGAAATCCATCTATTTCTAATCCTGTCCAGGAGGTATCGTGGACCAGTTTTCAGACCGCCTTGGTCGAATCTCCGAACTTAGCGAAGATGAGCTCAAGACGCTGCGAGAAGAACTGCTTTCAGAATTCAACTCAGTTGATGATGGCGAATACAACGCCGACAAAGTTGCTTTGATGAAGGAACTTTCAACCGCTTTCAAGGCTACTAAAGCCGAAGAAAAGAACCGAGTAGAACAAGCATCTCAGCTAGCCGCTGATGCCGCTGAAGCCGCAGCTATTATGAAGGGTGACTCCGCAGACGAGGAAGATGATGAATCTTCTGAAGCTGATGAAGAAGTCATCGATACCGACACAGCCGTAGACGAGGACGAAGAAGAAACGAAAGAACTTTCTTCTGAAGAGCCCGCAGCTGAAGTCGACGAAACACCAGAAGCCGCTGAAGAAGCTGTTGAAGAGGAAGCTGCTGAAGAGGCAGAAGAAACTGAAGCAGACGAAGAAGAAGCTGATAAGGTTGAAGAACCTACATCTGCTGAAACAGAAGCAGCTACTAAAGAAGACGATGAAGACGAGGAAGATGAAGACAAGGATGCTGTAAAGAAAGCATCTGAAGCTTCTACAACCGAAGCCTCAGTCGAAACATCCGTATCAGAAACACCCGCAGACGCAGTAGCAGAACTCGCTACTGAAGAAATTATCACAGAAAGTTCGGAGGAACCAGTGACTGCCTCTAACACACCAAAGGACCTTGAAGCCCCAGAAGACCGTCGTCCTCAGGTTTCAGAAGCACCATCCGTCGCAATTACTGCTTCCGCAGAAATGTCCGGAGTTTCTGTAGGTTCAAAGCTACCTAACCTACGTTCCGTTGCTCAGCTACTTATTGACCGTAGAAACGCAATGGGTAACACAACTGGTGGAGACAACGAAAAGGCTTCTGTAGCCAAGTTCTCTACTGAATTCCCAGTTGATCGCAAGCTTGACGCAATGGACGTTCACGCTAACCGCGACAAGATCGAAGCTGTTGTTGCTTCTGCAATGAAGGCTTACGCTGAGCAGGGCATTGTTGCTGCTGGTGGTCTTGTAGCTCCTATTACAAACCGTTATGAACTATTCGGTTTCAACGAAACTACAGCTCGCCCAGTCAAGGATGCACTTCTTGTCTTCGCAGCTGACCGTGGTGGTATTCGCTACATCACACCTCCAACGCTAAAAGATGGCGTTGGCGCTACATCACTTTGGACTCTAGCAGATGACGTTGCAGCAGCAACTCCAGGTGAGCCTAACCCAGTCAAGCCTTCCCTACGTTTCGTAGCCGGCGAAGAAGTAACAGCGTACACAGACGCTATTCCTCTTATCATGACTTTCGGTAACATCATCTCTCGTACATACCCAGAACTAGTTGAGCGTCAGATTGAGCTTGCTAAGGTATGGCACGCTCGTTACTCTGAAGTACGTCTAATCACTCGTATTGGTTCTCTATCAACTTCTGTATCTGCTGATTCTCAGCTTGGTGCCGCTCGCGACATCTTCGTACAGGTTGAACAGGGTGCAGCAGCTTACCGCTCACGTCACCGTCTAGACCCAACAGCGCCACTTCGCGTTATCTTCCCAGAGTGGTTCAAGAACGCTCTACGTTCTGACCTTACAAAGCAGCTTCCAGGCGACGGTCAAGACGTTACATTCAACCTTGCAGATGCAGACATCAACCGTTGGTTCGCTTCTCGTAACATCACTGTTACTTGGCACCTTGACGGTGAAGAAGGACAAATCTTCGGCGACCAGACACCTGGTGCGGCTCTAGAAGCATTCCCTGAGAATGTTATCTGGTACCTATTCGCTGAAGGAACATTCCTCTTCCTTGACGGTGGAGAGCTTGACCTTGGTCTAGTTCGTGACTCCACTCTAAACGGAACCAACGACTACAAGATGTTCATGGAAACATTCGAAGGCGTTGCAAAGATCGGTATCGAATCACTCCGTATCACAAGCAAGCTAGCTATCATCGGTGCCTCTTCAGGTACTGTAGACCTAACAGTTTAGTCGTAGCGTATCACCGTTAGTAGCTGGACTTATCAATTCTTTCTAGGAGAAATCTCTTGACGTTTCTAAATAATGGCGAAGTGGATGACACAACCGCTCCATCAGCCTTGCCTTATGGAATTCTAAGTCCAGCTGCTAATGTGATTGAAGACAATGACGATCGCTGGTTGCGTGGATTTGTCTATCCAACTGTAGATGCTGGTGCATCTCTAGAACTATTCCCTTTCGGCGGAACTCCTACGAGTTACGACATGGAATCGGCAATCGTTCCTGGCGATGCACCAGTTTCCTACCGCAAATACTACCCATTTGGAATCAAGGCTTCAATGTCTGCTTCCACAATGGGTCAATCCCCTGACGAACTTCTTGCAGATGCTTCGGCTGTTCTCGACACAGTCACGCAGAAAGCTATTGAAATTGAGTTCTGGAAGGGAACAATTGCTCGTAAGCTTCAAGCTACGGATGCTGACGCAGGTACTCGTTACTTGGGTGGCACTGAAGACGAAGACTACATTGATGTGACACCATCTGGATCAACAGGTGGAGTAAAGCCTCGTTACGCTCAAGCTCTTTTGGAGCAAGCACTTGCCGATGCAACTATCGGATCACGAGGAACTCTTCACGTTCCACCTCTCGTTGCGAGTATCCTAAAACTTAAAGATGATAAAGGAGTCCTACGTACTAACCTAGGAACCTCTGCCATCGTAGGTGCAGGCTACTCTTCTACTGGACCAGACGGTCAACCGGTAGCAGCTGGTAAGGCGTGGATGTACGCTACAGGTCCTGTCACAGTTCGTCTAGGACGAATCGATGTAACTCCTACAACTCCTGCTGAAGCGGTAGACACAACCGTCAACACGATCAAATACTTTATCGATCGTCCTGCTGCAGTAACTTGGTCAACGGCCAATCTGTTCGCAGTACTTGTCGATCTTTCACTCGACTACGCTTAATCTTTAGGAGAAAGTAGAAAATGGCACAAGATTACGCAGCCAGCGTTTCTGGCTCAGTTATCCGTGTTACTCGTCTTCAAGCTAATGGTACTCTAGCTACCGGTGCAAGTGCTTCATACGTTACAAGATCAATGATTTCTGTTTCTATGACACCTGAATATGAAGACGGTGACGAATTCGTACAAAAGAACGCAGCTGGTGAAGTTTGCGTTACCTTCAAGGCTCCAGACACACTAAAGCGCGTTTCACTAGAAATCGCTATCTGTAACCCTGACCCTGAATTCACTCAAATGGTTTCGGGTGGTGAACTACTATCCACTGGCGGACAGTCTGTTGGTTGGGCTGCACCTCAAATCGGTGTAGATGCCATGCCAAATGGTGTTGCTGTTGAAGTATGGTCTCGTGCCATTGTTGACGGTAAGCCTGCAGCTAACAAGCCTTACTGGCACTGGGTGTTCCCATACGCTGTTCTTCGCCAAGGTGGAGACCGTACAATTGAGAACGACATTCTAGCAACCGCATTCGAAGGATGGGCAGTTGGAAACACAGGATTCGGCGACGGACCTGCAGTTCCACTATGGCCATTCATTTCGGACCGTGCTTACGCTTATGCACGTACAACCGATATTCCATCAGGAATTGGTTTCCAAGCAGCAACGTAATAATTAAACATTCGCTGGCTGGTTCTGTTTATTCAGAGCCAGCCAGTTTTGTTTAAGCGGATGATATAATTTTATAAGTACTTGGAGGATACAAATGGCTATTTTATGGATTACCGGGGCCGATACAATGGACCCAGCTGGACCTATCGGAGATTGGGCTGCGCGAACTGCCAGTTGGGTTCTCTACAAACTAACTGCAGAAAAGTATTCAGGACTTCAAAGTGCCACTGAATACTACAGCCTAGACTCTTCAGGAGATATCAGATATTCTCCTGTAGTCATTCAAGGAGAAATCTATAATCTTCCTAAAGGTCAATTAACTTTCGGAAACACTCGACTTCGCCTCCGTCATCAACCCGTTCGATCAGTTTCTGAGGTTACGCTAGGTTCTACGATTTTGGACCCATCGGCGTACGAATTGCGAAACAACGCGTTTTTGACGAGAAGTGATAAACTACCTTGGATTCTGTTTCCTCAACAGGAAATGTCTGTAACGTACAATTACGGCACAAAACCTCCAGTCGCAGGACGAAGAGCTGCTCTTCGTTTCGCAAATGAATTAATTATGGCTGAAACATCAGACAGCAATTGCGCTCTTCCTGACTCAGTCACAGCAATTAACCGTCAAGGTGTTTCATACACGCTTTTGGACCCTCAAGTCTACGTTGACAAGGGAAAAACCGGCATTTATGAAATCGACATGTTTATCCATTCAGCAAATCCACGTGGTGCGCTTAAAAAGCCCCAAGTTTACGTCGCAGGACGTCCATCAGGAGAGAGAATCAATTGAGCAAGCACAACCCATACGCCCCAAAAGTAAAAAAGACTGAGCCTGTACAGGTTGAAGAAGTTATTGAAGAGCAAAAGCTCGAAGTTCCTGAAGGTTCTGTAGCATCTATCCTTAAATGGGTAGGAGATGACAAGGAAAAGGCTGAAGCAGCTCTAGAAGCTGAAAAAGCTGGAAAAGATCGTGTCACTCTTATCGAACAGCTTGAGGAGATTCTCTAAGAATGTCTTCTCCTAATTACATAGGCGACCTTGCTCAGCATGTTCTTAATACTCTTATTACAGAATTTGCTGAGCAAGAGGTCGATCTACCCTCACTAAGATATATTACAGCTGGGGCCCGTCCTGTTCACCTTTGTGAGCAGCTTACTGTTTCATTTGAGCAAGCATACTCGGGACTTCCTGGGGATCAAGCTCAGACAGCCGTTCAATGCAATTCTCCGCAATCTGCGGTGTTTTCCGTTGAACTTGTCCGTTGTGTGCCTACAGGAACAGCAAGAGGCCGTTCAACGCCTATTCCTGTAGCAGAGGATGGCGCAGAACAAACTCAAAGTGCTCTCAAAAGAATGCATGACGCGCAAATTCTTATGGATGGCGGAATGAAAGCTTTCAAGAGTCAATGGAGCCAGTCAGGTATTGCTGACGTTTCAGTAGGAGCACCTGAAGGTGGGTTCCAGTCAGTTGTTCTGTCTGTAATCCTACCTATCGGAGGCAATTAATGGCAACATTCGAGAAAAATCTCGCTGGATGGAATGAACTTCTTAGAAGTCCTAAAGGCGCAGTTTTTCAACACATTGACACTCTTACAAAAAGAGTCCGGCGTTTAGCAATGATTCAAGTTGGCAAGAAAACTCGTCAGTTACAACGTTCAATTAAAGCAAGTACAACTGTTGGTTCACGAGGTGGACCTGTTGGAACCGTACTTGCCGATAATGAAATTGCATTGATACACCACCGAGGTACTCGACGTCATCAAATTAGACCTAAACGTCAAAATACATTGCGCTTTCCCTCGCGTGGTAAAATTGTATATGCGGCTGTTGTTAATCACCCAGGAACAAAAGCTAACCACTTCCTGACTGACCCACTCCGCAAAGTAATTGACGGCTGATTTAGCGATAAAAATAAGGAATGACATGGCTGCTCGTAAAGCAAAATCTTTCACCTCTTCTGTAAGTAAAGAAAAGGTAGCACCAATCACTTTTGAACTTCTTGGAGAAGAATTCGAAGCATATGGTACCATCCCAGGCGCAATTCTTCTAGATTTCATTGGTGCATCTGACGAAAACTCTGGCGCAACAGCCCGAGGAATTCTCGTCTATCTAGAAGCAGCACTTCCCGCTGCTGAATTCAAGCGTTTCGATAAGCTTGTCCGCGATCCGGAAAACGGCGTTGAGCTTGATGTCCTTTCCGAAATTGTTTCCTACCTTGTGGAGGAACAAACTTCGCGCCCTACAACAGCGTCCTAGAAATAGGGCGCATATTCCTACGTCGATGGTCATTTATTGATGGTGACCATCTTTCTCGTGGAATCGACCTCGAGAAAACGTTGAATGAGCTAGATGCCGAACGCTCTTTCAATTTGATTGACAATATTTTTGTTGAAGATTCTCTTCGAGATTCACTATCTCAAGGAAACCTAAACTTGATTCGCGCTAAAGTTCTGAAAGTGCACGAATTTGATTCAACAGATACATCATATAACGATTCGCGTCATTCTGACAATAGGCCAATCAAGTATACAGAGCAGACAGAACAAGGCTTTGTTGGACTTGAGGCTCCCCTCGGCTAAATTTTTGGAGTAACGAATGCCGATCATCGGATCCGCGAGTGTACAAATTCGCGCAATTGATAAGTTCTTTGAACGCGACGTTCGTGCTGCTGTCAGAAAGATCAAG